TTCAAAAAGAAGTAACAGTTTAATGGAACAAGTAAATTTATCAAATAGCCACAATCCTGATTGGGCATTGTTTTTACCTGCAGTCAGTAGTTTCTACATTGCTGGCTTAGGTAAACAACGTGAAGGTGAAAATTATTTTGAACAGTCACGTATACCAGCTGGATTTAATGGTGATGTTGAGAAACTAAACTTTCTTAATAGCAAAGAAGGTCTTTACTATTATAAGTGGGGTTTGTATTCAGCAGGGCATGCTAACTTAGACACTACCAAAGATGACCACAATGAAAGTATCATTCGCAAGCGTGAACAAGGTACCTTCATGTTAGGTGATTCAGGTGGATTTCAGATTCTTAAGTGTCAATGGCCTGCTGATTGGAAGGATCCTAACTGTCCTCGTGCTATGGTAAAACGCAAAGCAGTATTGACATGGATGGATACATACATGGACTATGGCATGTGTTTAGACATCCCAAGTCAATCATTGACTACATATGATACGATTGACCCAAAGACTGGTAAATCTGCACATGGTATCAAAACGATTGAAGATGCAATTTTTGCTACTCACATCAACAATGAGTATTTTATCAACAATAGAAATGGTAAGTGTAAATTCTTAAACGTATTGCAAGGTCGTAATCATACACAAAGTGATGATTGGTATGAAGAGATGAAGAAGTATTGTGACCCAAACATTTACCCAGATAATCATTTCAATGGCTGGGCGTTTGGGGGACAGAACAAGATTGATATACATCTTACACTGAAAAGGTTGGTAGGCATTATCCATGATGGTTTACTACAAGAAGGTAAGCATGATTTGATTCACTGTTTGGGTACGAGTATTTTAGAATACGCAGTTGTGTTTACTGATATTCAAAGAGCAGTACGCAAGTATGCTAATCCAAAACTTCAAATTACATTTGACTGTGCAAGCCCATTCTTTAGTGCGGCTAAAGGACTAGCATATTTTAACAATAGTATTCAGCACAATAAAAAGTGGTCATATAGTATGGAAAAGACTGCTGAGAATAAAGAATACGCAACAGATAATCGTAAGTTTCGGGACGGTGTATTAGCTGACGGTATCCATAAGATGTTTACAGATAGTCCTGTAACTGATAAACTGCTCATGCGAGACTTATGTTATCGTGGTCAGGGTTTCATTGGTCAACATGGTAAAGAAACTAAAACAAGTTGGGATACACTAAGCTACACATTACTACAAAGTCATAATGTATTTCTGCACATTAGTGCAGTACAAGAGGCTAATCGTCAATACGAACAAGGTGTTGTTCCAAAGATGATTATGAATGATTTTGAATCAGATAGTTTTTTCAAAGATATCGTAGACGAGATTTTCTCATTGAAAGATAGACAAAAAAGTTTAGATTTAATTGAAAAACATAGTGACTATTGGAAACAATTTCAAAGTGGTAGTCAAGGCATTAGTGGTAAGAAAACAGTCAATGCATCTACTAAATTTGATGAGTTCTTTGTATATGAAGATACAGAAGAATCTGAAGATTCAGATGAACTTATGAACAAAATCATTGAAGATATTAAACCTAAAGTGAAAGAAAAAATAGTTCCTAACTTAGATTTATTTGAATTCAATTAAAATAAACATAAACACAATTAAGGAAACAACATGGACGAACAACGACAAATGGCATTACAAGAAAGACAAGTACGCATCAGCAATGCGGCTAAGCGTATGATCTGGGTTACCTTTCGTAAAGAAGGTATTCACGCATACTATGATGCAAATCACGACCCATCACTAAAGACAGGTGATGAATATGATGTAAGTTTTTTAGGTATGCCACATCGTCATATCTTTCACTTCACAGTTGCTATTGAAGTACTTCATAACAACCGTGATATTGAGTTCATTCAATTCAAACGCTGGCTTGAGAATCAATACTCAGACGGTGTACTTGAATTGAATAACAAGAGTTGCGAAATGATCAGTGATGATTTATATCAGATCATTGCAACTCGTTACCCCGATCGTGACATTCAAATCACCGTTGCAGAAGATGGTGAGAATGGTGCTACGATTACTTATAACACAACTAAGCCACTACAATCATTGGCTATTTAATAGGAAAATAAAAATGGGAAGACCCGCATTTCAATCTAATCCACGAGTCCATCAACTTTTTGATGATTTAGAAAAATATTTAGAATTTTGTCAAGACTTTGGATACAAGTATGATGAGGCTACTTTGTATGACATGCGCAGTTATGTATTTCGTCAGTTTAACAAATACATGACTGGCAAATATGCTAAAGACAGTTGGGCAGAGGATGCACGTAGATAATGCGTAAATTATATTACATGGGACTTGAGCCTTATAAGGCTCGTTATACTCTACAACTACAAGACTGGAATGAAACTGTCTTTAAGCGTAGAGGTATCAACTATGAGTTGGTAACAGGCGAAACATTAAGTAATGATCAAGCTATTGTTACAGGACAAGTACTAGATGCACATGGTCGTACATACTACGGTATGAGTCAGTTGATGAATCTAGTTGCTAAAATGAAAGCAGGAGAAGTTACTAATGAGGATGTCATTTATTTTGAAGACATGTTTCAACCGGGCATTGAAAGTTTGCCGTACATTCTTAATCAAGTCCCTAGTAATATGCGTCCTCGTATATTTGTCCGCTGTCTTGCTCAGTCAATCGATCCGGATGATTTCGTACATGTATGGGGAATGAGTAAGTTCATGGGTCACTATGAGCGTATGGTTGATTCATTTGTTGATGGCGTACTTGCAAGCAATGAAGAAATGGTAATGCACATGAAGATTGCAGGCTGGGAAGCTCCGATCTATAATATATCAGGACTAGCATTTGGAAAGCAAGAAGTTCGTAGTCGTGTATTGGGCCCATTGAAGCCATTTGATCAACGTACAATGCGAGTAGGTTTTGCGGCACGATGGGATCAAGAAAAGCAACCTGACTTCTTTATGGATTTGATAGAAGAATGGAATCATCAATATGGTGATAGCATTCCAGTAGAATTCTGTATCTTTAGTGGTGCTAAGTTAAAAAGCAACAACGACAGTTACATGGCACGTACACGTGACTTGCAACAACGGGGTCTATTAACAATTTATGAGGATTTAGAAAAAAATGATTACTATGATTTGCTTAATGACACTCGTGTGTTGTTCAATTGTGCTTTACAAGACTGGGTTAGCAACACAGTCAGTGAGGCAGATACTTTGGGCTGTAACGTTCTTTATCCTGCTTATAGAAGTTTCCCGGAAACTTTTGCCAATGATCACACTAGACTTTACATTCCCTGGAGTCTAGATGACGCAATGACTAAACTAAAAACATTGTTAAAGTGGAATCATAATACCGGTGATATCAGTAACTGGACAGATAAAACAATTGATCGAATTGTTGATATCATTGAGGGTAAAGGTGAACAATGGTTACGTATGTCAACAGACTATCGTAAACATACTAGAGAAAGTAAATATTAAGGAATAAATTATGGCAATTTGGACTGTTAGCACATATTATAAAAAATCTTGTCAAGAAGTTGAAACATATCATCAGAGAAATGGTGACGGCAAAGTAACTGTAGTGAATGGATTTCGCTATGGTGAATGGAGTGTAGAAACATCAGATGACAATCCTCCAGAATTTGAATTTGTAGAAGTTCCCGGTGGTGATGGTAAGAAAGACAGTATTGATATGTGTAACTGTGAAGTCAACAATATTGAAAGTGTTGAGCTTAACGAAATGTTTGATGGCGGTTGCTGGTATGATGTAGAAATTGAAGGACTTGATGAAGAGGCTGAAGAAGAAATTCAAGAATTTCTTGATGATAACAGTCCATATGAATTAGAAGAACGTGAAGACGATCCTTGGAGCCAAGGTGATACAGAATGGTGGATTTGGGGTCCAATTGAAATCAAAAATGAGGCAGGTGATACAGTACGTATCATTTGTGCAGATGATGACGGCAACGTGATTGACTTTAAGGAAGAATAATGGCTACTCGTAAAAAGAAAACAGAAACAACCACTTCTGAATGGCCTAAAGTAACTGTAGGTAGTCATCTTACTGTTACTACATATGAGAATGGTAAAACAGAACTTAAATGGGATGATGAGGCATTGGCACGTGATGTTAGAGATGCCATTGCAGACTATCAAGCAAAACAAGTTAAAAAGAAATCAAGCAAAACTAAAGCAAAATGAAACAAGAACTAGATGAATATCTTTGCAAGGTATATCCAAAGATGATGGTCAATCGTAATGCACCTATGACTGAAACTTGTATGTGTTGGGGTTTTGAATGCGGTGATGGTTGGTTTCAAATTTTAAATCAACTTATGGGTAATATTCAAAATCACATTGATTGGAGCAATCGTAATGGTGAAGTTGTATCGCAAGTAACACTTGACCAAGTCAAAGAAAAGTTTGGTACACTTAGATTTTATTACACCGGTGGTGATGACTATATTCGTGGCATGGTTACTATGGCAGAATCAATGTCAGGTGTCACATGTGAAGAGTGCGGAAAACCTGCTACTACCAACTGGCCTACACTTACTCAAGGCGGATGGGTTAGAACTGTGTGCGTAGAACACGGTGGTGAAGATTATGACATACCAGAAGAAGAAAGTACAGAATGACAAAATTATATCGTATTACCCCACGTGACAAAAAATCAGTTGAATGTTACTATGAAGTGTACAAACAATTAGAAGATGGTACATTCAGAACATGGGACGTAACTGAAACCTATCGTTGGGGACAAGGTTTTCAAGATATCGATGATCCTATTTACAGTACTGATAAGGAAATATCAGTTGATAGTCAATTGGGTTGGGGTTGTGAATTAGACGACCTATGCGCC